GATCGCCAATTTTTTGACGCCAAATTCGTCAAGTGATTGACGATCCGGTGTCGGGATGGTGACGCGGCGGTTATTTGACGGTGCGGCGTGCCAAGTGGGCCGGTGGGAATTACATTCGGCGTAAGTCTCGAGGCGATAGGCGGCCGGTTTCGGACTACCCGGCCAAAAGTCAACGGAGGGCGCGACAATGGTCCTGGCCTGGGTATACGTGATTGTGTTTCTCGTGGCGGCGCTCATTATCGATCGGTTTGTACCGATGGGCGCCGGCGCGCGGCAAATTTTCCGGATCGTGGTGTTGGTCGTAGGGATTTTGTGGGCGCTCCGGCTCCTCGGATTTTGGGGCCGGTTGGGGGTGTGATTTATGGGACGGCGAATGATGGCGGCGGAGCTCAAGATTTTACGCGGCAATCCGGGGCATCGGCCGGTCAACGGTGGGACGCCAATTGCCGGGCCGCTCTCGGAGCGGGCGCCTCGAGAGCTCAAAGGCGAGGCGCGCCTCGAGTGGCGGCGGACGATCGCGCCGGCGATCAGGTCGGGCGCGATCACGGCGGCGGATCGGGCGCTCGCGATCCAGCATTGCGAATTGTGGGCGGAATTGCGCGAGCTCATGGCGGAGGCGGCCGGCCGGCCTCACGTAATCGCGATCGGGCCAAACGCGTACCCTACGCCAAATCCGGCGCGGACAGCGGCCAATAAGACGCGGCAGATCTTGATTCGGACGGATAGCGAGCTCGGCCTCTCGCCGGCCTCGCGCTCGAAGGTGACAACGGGGCGGATCCCGGTGGCCGGCCCGGTGGCCGGCGCGCTCGATCGATTCCTGGCGGGCAAGGCGCCGGGCGCGTAGGCGGATGGCCGGCTCGAGCAAAAAAAATCCGGCCCTCGGGCCGGCGATCCACGTCTACCGGGCGCCGGAGCAACCGGCTACCAGGTTCCGGGCGCCGGGCCTCGGACCTGGCGGCCGCGGGCATTGGATCCGGATGCCGGCGCGCCGGCTGTTGTGGTGCTGGATCTGCCGGCGCCGGCGGTGGGCCTCGCGGCTCGTGGTCCAGGTGTATTACGACGATCTACGGTTTTTCTGCCGGGATTCGGAGCGGTGCCGGCGCTCGAGGCGCCGGCGATGATGCCGGCGCCGCTCCGGCTTTTTACGCTGTATTGGAATCCTCGCGATTATCCGGGCCGGTTTGTCGTGCGGGGTTTCACGATCGCCGGCGCCGCGGCGGCGCCGGATGAGGTGCCGATCTACGTCGGCGTGTTTTTAGAAGCGGCGCGGCGCGCGATCCTCGCGGAGCTGCCGGGCGCGGTGCGGCTCGAACGATCGCCGGAGGATGAGGCTCAGATTCTCGAGGTATGGCTCTAGCAACGCGGGCAAGTCGGTAAGAGCTCCGGCGTCTCGGAGCGTTCGGCGGGTTTATGCGTGACGAAGGCGGAGCGGCGGCATCCTGTGACGGCGTACGCGCTCGGCGTCACGTCGGGCGAGATCATCGCGTCGCGGCTCGTGGTTCAGGCGGCGCGCCGGCATCTCGAGGATCTCGAGCGCGGCGCCGATCGAGGCCTGGTATGGGTGCCGGCGCGCGCGACGCTCGCGATCGATTTCTTCCGGGAGATCTTGATCTTGCCGGAGCGGACGGATGCCGGCGAGGAGCTCGAGGAGGGCGCCTCCGCGGCCGATCGGCTGCCGTTTATCTTGCAACCGTGGCAAGCGTTTATCGTCGGATCGGCGTTCGGATGGTATACGGCGGCCGGGCATCGCCGGTACCGCGAGCTCTATATCGAGACGGCCAAAGGTTCCGGCAAAACGCCATTTGGCGCCGGGATCATGCTGTACCTACTCGTGGGTGATGGTGAGTACGGCGCGCAAGTCTACATCGCAGCGGTGACAAAGGAGCAAGCGCGCCTCGCGTTTGTCGATGCCGAATCGATGGTAGACGGATCGCCGGCGCTCGCGGCGGTGCTCGAGCGGACGGCAAACAACATCGCGTATCGGCCAGGCCGATCGTATCTGCGCGCGATTTCGAGCGAGCGGCGAGGTCTGGACGGCAAGCGCGTACATGGCGCGCTCATCGACGAAGTACACGAGCACGGGACGCCGGTGGTGGTTAACAAGATGCGCGCGGCCACGAAAGGCCGGCGCTCGGCGCTCATCGTCAAGATCACAAATTCCGGATTTGATCGGGCCTCGGTCTGTTGGTTTCAACATGAGTACTCGCGGAAAGTACTCGAGGGCACAATACAGAATGATTCCTGGTTTGCGTTTATCGCGGGCCTCGATCCGTGCGCGCAATGCCAGGCGGCCGGCAAATGGTTTCCGGCGGAGGATTGCTCGGCGTGCGATTCCTGGCGGACGGAGGGGCCGCATTGGCTCAAGGCCAATCCGAATCTTGGTGTCTCGCTCTCCTGGCAGTACTTACGGGAACGCGTCGATCAAGCTAAGGGGATGCCGAGTGAGGTATCAGACGTACTCCGATTTAATTTCTGCGTCTGGACGCAAGGCGTGGATCGCGCGATCGATATGGGCAAATGGGCCGCGTGCGCGCCGATGCCGGCGGAAAGCGAGCTCGAGGCCTCGGAGTGTTACGGCTGTTTAGACTTGGGCGAGACGGATGATTTTTCGGCCTGGGGGCGGATCTGGCTCCTCACGGATGGCCGGCTCGCGGTCAAAATGCGGTACTGGGTGCCGGCGGTGGCGCTCGAGCGATATCCGGCGCGTCCATACGCGGCCTGGAAGCGTGCCGGCCTCCTCACGGTCACGGACGGCGACGTTACCGACTACGGGATCATCCGACAAACGATCCTCGAGGATGCGAAGGCGGCCGGCCTGATTTCGATTTTCTACGATCCGCGCGCGGCGCGCGAAACCGCGCAGCTCCTCACGGCCGAAGGCCTGGATCTCGTGCCGATGGCCGGCGGATTCGCGCTCAACGAATCAATTAAGCGCCTCCTCGAGCTCATCGCGGCCGGGCTCCTCTGTCATGGCGGCGAGGAGATCCTCGCGTGGATGGCCTCAAATGTCGTAACGCTCACGAATGGGAAAGGCGAGCGGCGGATCGCGAAGGATCGATCGCCGGAAAAAATCGATGGGATCGCGGCGCTCGTGTGCGGGATCGAGGGCGCGATCGTGCGGCGCGAGCGCAAACCGGCGCCGCGCTATCAGGTGGAGATCATCGGGGGTACAGCATGACCACGATCGCAGTACTCACGCCAGGCCGGCGCGGGCGGCCGCCTCGAGCGGAGACGCGGGCCTCCTGTCGCGTGGAGATCGTTGTAACGCCGGCGGAGCGCGCGGAGCTCACCGCGCTAGCGGCCGCGGAGGGCCGGCCGGTCGCAACCGTAATCCGGGAAGCGGTCAACGCGTACGCGGCCGATTGTCGCGAGGCGCGAATCTTTCCGGTAGGAAATCGGCGCCGGTCGTAAACTCTCCGATCGGTTGTCTAATTTTTTCTCCTGGCGGCCGCCGGCTCGGTAGATCGTCGGCGGCCGCGTAAGTCGGTAAGGCTCGGCGTCGCGGGCCGGTGCGGGTTGCGGGGTACTCCCGTGGCGCTCCATCGGGCCGTATCACTCCTCGAAATCAAATCCGTAGACGAAGAAAAACGCATCATCCGCGGGATCGCGAGTACGCCTGAACCGGATCGGCTCGGCGACGTACTCGATCCGAAGGGCGCCACGTTTGCGCTACCGATGCCGCTCCTCTGGCAACATCGCGCGGCGGAACCGATCGGATCGGTCACGGCGGCCAAGGTGACGAAGGCCGGGATCGAGATCATCGCGGAGATCGCCAAGATCGGGATCGCGCGGATCGATGAGGCCTGGACGCTCGTCAAATCCGGGCTCGTACGCGGGCTCTCGGTCGGGTTTCGTCCGCTCGCGCCTCCGGAGTTTCTCGAGGATGCGGACGGCGAAATTACCGGCTTTAAGTTCGGCTCGTGGGAATGGGTCGAGCTCTCCGCCGTAACGATTCCCGCGAATAGCGGCGCGGCGATCCTCTCCGTCAAAAGTTTACGTGACATAGACGCGTCCGATCTCGCGGCGTCTCGCGAGCTCGCGCGCGCTCCTGGGCAAGTCATTTCCCGCGGCGCCTCGCGGGCTCGAGCGATTCGGCTAATCGAGTCGCGAGGCGCGGCAATGAAAAAGACCTACGGCGAGCAAATCAGGGATTGGGAAAATACGCGGCGGACAAAAGAGGATGAGCGCGCGGCGATCCTCGAGAAATTCGAGGCGGCCGGCGAATTGCCGGATGATGCGGCCGGCGAGCAGCTCGAGGCGCTCGAGGCGGAGATCAAAAAGATTTCGGCGCATATCGTGCGGCTCCAGGCGCTCGAATCCGATCAAGCGGCCTCCGCGAAGGCGATCGCGCCGGCGTCCGTGACGGATCCGGCGGCGGCCTCGCGGGCGCGCGACGCGGCGATCGCGCCGGCGAGCTCGAGCTCGATCCAGGTGCGGGCCAATTTGCCGCTCGGCCAGGAATTCGTACGCGCCGCGATTTGCAAGCTGAAGTCGTTTATGGATCACGGCGCGATTTCGCCGGTGGCCTATGCCAAGGCCATGTACCCAGATTGCCCCCGAATCGTGCAATACCTCGAGCGCGCGGCGGTGCCGGCGGCCAATACGATCGATCAGACGTGGGCCGGCGCGCTCGTGGTTCCGTCGTCTCTCGCTACGGAGTTTCTCGCGTTCGTGCGTCCGTCCACGATCATCGGAAAATTCGGTACGGGCAACGTACCCAGTCTCCGCCGCGTGCCGTTCAATACGCGGATCGGATCGCAAACGGCCGGCGGTTCCGGGTACTGGGTCGGCCAGGGCGCCGCGAAACCGCTCACGAAGGCGGGATTCGGATCGCAAACGCTCCTCTGGACCAAGATCGCGGCGATTTCCGTCCTGACAGATGAGCTCGCGCGATTCTCGTCTCCGTCTGCGGAGCTCCTCATCCGTGAGGATCTCCGTGATGCGGTTGTGGCGCGCCTCGATACGGATTTCGTGGATCCGGCCAAGGCGGCAGTCGCGGCAGTTTCACCGGCGAGCGTGACAAACGGCGTAACGCCTCTTGTCTCGGCGGCCGGCGTCACGGCGGATTCAATCCGCGCGGATCTGGCGGCGATCATCGGCGCGTACATCAAAACGAATCAAAACCTGGCCGGCCTGGTGCTCATCATGCCGGAGTCGCTCGCGATGCAAGTTGGCCTGTTGCGAAATCCGCTCGGCCAAGCGGAGTTTCCAGGCATCGGCGCCACGGGCGGAACGCTCGAGGGGATCCCGGTGATCACGTCACAGTACGCGATGCACGGCGCGGCGCCCGGCGCGGCAATGGTAATCGCAGTCAACGCGCGGTACGTGCTCCTGGCCGATGACGATCAGGTAACGATCGATGCGTCGCGGGAGGCCTCGCTCGAAATGTCGGACGCTCCGACAGCGAATAGCGTCACCAATACGGCGCCTACGGTCGCGATGGTGTCGATGTTCCAAACCAACTCGATCGCGCTCCGTGCGGAACGCTACGTCAATTGGGCGAAGGCGAACGCAAACGCGGTCGTCTGGATGGATAACGTGGATTGGGGCTCGCCTACGGGCTCGTAAACGGTCGGGAAGCGGAACGGGGCCGGCCGGCGTCGTTCGGGGAAGGCGGCGCCGGCCGGAGGGTGAGCGTATGAAACAGATCGCGATCGTGGCGCGCCGGCCTTTCTACTGGCGCGGGCGCTCAGTCCAGGCCGGCGAGCGGCTCGAGCTCTCCGCGGTGGAGGCGGCGATCCTCCAGCGTCGCGGCGATGCGAATTTGGCGGCCGCGGCGCCGGCGCCGGCGCCGAAACTTCCGCGGCCGGAGAAAGTGTACCGGGCGGCCGCGCTCGAGGCGGAGACGGAGACGCCGGCGGCGGAACCACGGCGGCGCCACAAACGGCGAGATCTCGAGGCGGAGGAATAGCGGCGCCGTGGAGTTTCTCGGCCTCACGATCGCGCGGACGAAGGCGCTCCGGCTCGCGGCGGCGCGCTCGGTACGCGGCGCGCTCGAAAACGTGACGGCTGGCGCGCGCGGCGGTTGGTTTCCGCTCGTGCGGGAACCGTTTACGGGCGCCTGGCAGCAAAACGCGGAGATCAACGTACAAAACGTACTCTGCTATTCGGTCGTCTACGCGTGCGTAACGCTCATCGCCTCCGATATCGGAAAGCTCCGGATCAAGTTGGTTGAGGAGGACGAGGACGGGATTACGGCGGAGATCGATAATCCGGCGTACTCGCCGGTACTCCGGAAACCAAACGGGTACCAGAATCGGATTAAGTTTCTCGAGCAATGGATCGTCTCGAAACTCCTGTATGGGAATACGTACGCGCTCAAACAACGCGACGCGCGCGGCGTCGTCTCGGCGCTCTACATTCTCGATCCGTCTCGAGTGATGCCGGCGGTTTCGCCGGATGGCGCGGTGTTCTATCAGCTCGCTACGGATAATCTCTCCGGCCTCGAGGATGGGATCGTAGCGCCGGCGGAGGAGATCATCCACGACGTAATGATCCCGCTATTTCATCCATTGATCGGCGTCTCGCCGATCATGGCGTGCGGGCTGTCGGCGATCCAGGGCCTCAAGGTACAAAACAATTCCGCGGCCTTTTTCGGTAACGGCGCGAATCCTAGCGGCGTGCTGACGGCGCCCGGCCATATCCCACCGGAAATCGTGGCGCGCCTCAAGGAAACATGGGACGCGGGATTTTCCGGCGACAACGCCGGCAAAGTGGCGATCCTGGGCGATGGTCTGAAATTCGAGGCCATGACGATGCGGGCCACGGACGCGCAATTGATCGAGCAATTGCGCTGGACGGGGGAAAACGTCTGTACGGCCTTTCACGTTCCGGCGTACATGGTGGGCGTAGGGCCGGCGCCTACGTATAACAACGTGGAGGCCTTGCAAGCGCAGTACTACACGCAATGCTTGCAGAATTTGATCGAGTGTATCGAGCTCCTGTTAGATGAGGGCCTCGCGCTCACGCCGGGTCTGTATACGGAGCTCGATCTCGATTCGCTCCTCCGGATGGATACCGCGACCAAAACGAAGGCGGCCGCGGAGTCGATCGGCTCCGGCGCCGTGGCGCCGAATGAGGCGCGCGCGCGGTGGTTCAATCTGCCGAAAGTCAAAGGCGGCGAATCTCCGTACCTACAAATGCAAAATTATTCGCTCGAGGCGCTCGCCAAACGGGACGCGCAACCGGATCCGTTCGGCCATACGCCTCCGCCGGCGCCGGCGCCTCCCGCGGCGCCAGGCGCGGGCAAAAATTCGCCGGCCCTCGATCCGGCGGCCTCCGCCGGCAAAAAGTTTCCGGCCCTCGCCGATCCGGAGCTCGAGCTCGAGGCCTCCGGCGTCGTATTCGGTGAGCTCCTGGCGCGCGAGCTCGCGCTCGAGGCCTCGCTATGACGCGCGGCGAGCTCGAGGCGCTCTCCTCCGGATTCGCGCCGGTGATCAAAACGGCGATCGCGCGCGCGGCCGATCCGCTCGAGGTGCGAATCCTGGCGCTCGAGGCGCGGATCGCGGAGCTCGAGGCCAGGCCGGCGCCGGCGCCAGGCGAGCGCGGGCCGGCCGGCGAGCGCGGGCTCGATGGTCGGGACGGGCGCGACGGTAAGGACGGTAAAGACGGCCGGGACGGCGTAGACGGCAAGCCTGGCGCGGCCGGCGAGCGCGGCGCGCCGGGCCGTGACGGTATAGACGCGTTCGATCTCGAGGCCTCATGGGACGGCGAGCGGACGCTCGAGCTCAAATGGACGCGGCTCGATCCGATCGAAGGCTCGAGCGCGGAGACGCGATCGGTACGGCTGCCGGTCGTGCTGTACCGCGGCGTGTGGGTCGAGGGTAAGGCGTACGAGGCCGGCGATTTCGTGACGTGGGCCGGCGCCGGCTGGATCGCGCGCGCGGATACGTCGGCGCGGCCGGGGCTGCCGGTGGAGGCCTCGAGGGCCTGGCAGCTCGCCACGAAGGCCGGCCGGGACGGTAAGCCAGGCCGGGACGGTAAAGACGGCCGGGACGGGATCAACGGCAAGGATTACGGGCGGTACTAATGGCGCTCATTACATGGGATATGGCGCGGCTCGAGCTCGGCCTCTCCGGCGACGATCAACAGGATCTCGTGATGCGGAAGGCGGAGCAAGCTACCGCGATCGTCCTGAACCGGATCGCCGGATACATGGCGCGGCCGCGTGTAAATCCGCTCGTATGGGATGAGACAACGGATCCGGCAACCGATCCGGTGTTCGCAATGGTCCAGGCGGCGATCCTCGCGCAAACGTGCGCGCTCTATCGATTCCGCGGGGATGATGAGGGCCGGGAGAAACCCGATCCGATCCTCCGCTATGACCTGGATCCGATCGTGGTGCGGATCGTGGCGCAAATCGAGGATCCGACATGCGCGTAAGCGATCGGGCCTGGTCGGGCGCCACGGTCGCGATCCTGGCCTCCGGGCCAAGTCTCACGGCCGATGAGGCGGCGCGCCTCCGCGGCCGCGTGCGCGCGATCGCGGTGAATGACGCGATCCGGCTCGCGCCGTGGGCGGAAGTTCTGTACTCGAGCGATCGCCGGTGGTGGAAAGCGTACGGCGGCGCGCCGTGGTTCACGGGCGCGAAATTCTCGATCGGGCCGGCGCGCGGCCGCTCGGATGAGATCTCGGCCTGGCCGGAAATTCACGTACTCCGACATACCGGCATCGAAGGCCTCGAGCTCGCCTCCGCCGGCCTCCGGAGCGGCGAGCATAGCGGATACGCGGCGATCAATTTGGCGGTGCAGCTCGGCGCCGCGCGGATCTGGCTCCTGGGGTATGACCTGGCGGCGCCGGCCTCCGGCCCATCTCATTTCTTCGGCCGGCATCCTGCCGGGCTGCCGGAAACATCGGCGCCGGAGTACGCCAGGTTCCGGCGCCATTACGGATCAATGCTCGAGGATTTGGCGGCCGCCGGCGTGAGCGTCACGAATACGACACTGGGATCGCAGCTCGAGGCGTTCCCACGGCGGCCGCTCGGCGAGCTCCTCGAGCTCGAGGCGCTCCGATGCCGGTAACGCGGCGGAGTACGCGCGAGGTCGGGCCGGCGTCTGCCGGCGCCAGGGATCGCTACATTTTGATCCAGTGGCGGCCGGCGGCCGATAGCGTGGAGGTTTCCGGATTCCCGCGGGATGAGTGGGCCGATTTCCGGTGGGTCTACGCGCGGCGGAGTGTCGTCTCGAATGATGAGCGATTTACGTCCGATCAAATGTTGGCGTCCACCGTGCAACGGTGGGAGGTCGAGTATCTCGAGGATATGGATCCGGACGTGGTAGACGTACAAAAACGATTCCGGATTCTGTATGGCGGCCGGGTCATGGATGTTATCGGCGCGACGGTACATGGGCGCCGGCGCGCAATCGAGCTCGTAACGCTCGAGGCCTCCGGCGTGGGCGCGGCGGCGGCGCGATGATCACGGCGCGGATCGGCATCAACGGCGGCGCGGCGCTCGCGGAAAAATTGCGCGCGCTACCGGCGTCCGTGCAAGCAGAGAAACTCCTCGCGATCCTGATGCCGGCGGCGGAGACAATGCGGCGCCGGATGGGGGAGCTCGCGCCTCGAGGGCCAGATCGGACGCGGCCAGATCAACCGGCCGGCCATTTGGCCGATAGCATGACGATCTCTCAAACGGGTTGGATGGGTAACACGGAGGGCCGGCATCGCGGCCGGCGGATGACGCCTACGGAGATCGGGCTCGCGATCGGGCCGGATAAGGAGCACTACTACGGCCTTTTTTGGGAGTACGGGACGGTGAAATTCTCCGCCAAGGCGTTTATGCGGCCGGCGTTTGACGGGACGGCGCGCGATTCGCTCCAGACGATCCAGGAGGGGATTTGGGCCGCGCTCGAGGCGGACGCCGGCGGAGGCGGCGCGGCGTGACGCTAATCGAGGCGATCCGCGCGCGGTTGCTCGCCGTGCCGGAAGTCGTGGCGCTCGTGGGCGATCGCGTCACGATCCTGATTTCGCAGCAATCGCCGAAATCGCGATCGATTCGGATCCAGGAAATCTCGCGCGAGGATTATCCGATCCTCCGCGGCGCCTCGGATTTGCGGCCGGCCCGGATCCAGGTGGATTGTTTCGTACAGAAAGGCGACGGGGACGCGTACGCGGTGGCGCGCGCGATCGCGGCCGCGGTGCGGGGCGGTTTCGCCGGCGGAGTCGCAACGGGCCTCGTGGGATTTGTCGGCATCATCGGCGACGTAGCGATTACCGGCATCCTGGGCGGCGGCGAGCGGGAAATGTTCGATCCGGAGGAGCTCCAAACGGTACGGATCCTCCTCGAGTTTTTCGTGTGGTTCAAGGCGGCCGCGTAAGGCTGCCGGCGCGATTCGGGCAAGTCTAATAGGCTCGGCGTCTCGGGCCGTTTGCAAAGTACGGGGCTGCAAATGGCAGACGTTACCGATACCTATTACGCCGGCGAGGCTGCAACGGGCTACGGCTCACAGCTCCTCGTGGGCCAGGGCGGGGCCAGTCCGCAAACGTTCGCGGCAATCGCGGACGTGGACGAAATCACGCCGGGCGATATGTCCACAAACGTAATCGAGAAAACGCATCTTCGATCGCCGGAGGCTCACAAAGAAAAGATGGCGGGCCTCCGCGATTCGGGCGCGTTTACCGTGGCCGGCAATTGGCGGCCTACGCACGGATCGCAATCGAACGCCGGCGGCGACGGGTTCACGGATGGCGGCCTGGTCTATCTCTGGCGGACGCGTAAAGAGTGCGATTTCCAGATCTCGATCGCCGGATTCGGATCGCCTCCGCTGATTTGGCCTTTCCGCGGAGTCGTGACGAAGTTTCAACCGGGCACGATCGGGCCGGATGACAAGATCAAATTCACGGCGGAGATTACGCCTCTGTCGGATTTCTCCGCGGATCTGCCGTAAGGGGTGACGCGTGGCAAATCCGCAACGGGGCGAGGTTTCGCTCGAGATCGGCGGGCGCGAGTATGTACTCGCGCTCGATCTTAACGCCATGTGTGAGCTCGAGGAGCTCCTCTCCACGCCGGAGAAACCCGTCTCATTTCAGGACGTGGCGCGCGGGATGATGGGCTCGCGCATGACGTACGTACGCGCGTTTTTTTGGGCGTGCCTCCGCCGGCATCACAAAGAGATCACGGTGTCGGGTGTCTCCGATCTCATGTCGGCGGCCGGCGGCCTGGCGCCATTTCTCGAGAAAGTTTCGGCGCTCCTGGCTATGACGCGGCCTGATGAGGGCGACGCGGTAGCAGTCGCGGAGGAGGGCAACGGGCGCGCGGAGGAGGGCAACGGGCGCCCTCCTCGAGCGGCCGCGGGCGCGGGCGCGGGCGCGGCCGCGACGGATGGGACTGGGCCGCGCTCTATCGGCAAGCGCGCGAAATCGGCATAACGCGCGAGGATTTTTGGGCGCTCTCTCCGCGCGAGCTCTACCGGGAATTCGCGGCGGAAAACGTGCGGCGCCGCAACGCGGCCAATCGAGACGCGCGGTTAGCCTGGCTCACGGTCCAGATTTGGGCCGTGACGAAAAGTAAGAATCGGATGCCGGCGCTCGAGGGGTATCTCCTGAAACCGGCGGAGCTCCGGCGCGAGGAGGCGGCCGCGGCAAAGGCGCGCCGGCATCTCGCGGCGGTACAAGTGCTCTCGGCGCAATTCGGCGGCTCGATTCGGCGCGGTGGGGATCCGGTCAATGGCAAATAGCGCGGTTGTCGGCATCCTAAAAGCTCTATTAGTCGCGGATACCGCGCAGTTTGATCAGGCGCTCAAAAATTCCGCGGATGCCGTAACGGGTTGGTCTAAGACGGTCCAGGGCATCGGGCAAACCGCGTCCACGGTGGGCGGGATGCTCACGGCGGCGCTCTCCGGGCCGCTCGTGGCGCTCGGTACTAGTGCGGTGGGATTCGCTACCGCGTTTGAATCGTCGTTCGCCACGGTCAGACAATCGGTGGACGCCTCGGAGGCGGAGTTTCGCGGCCTGGCGGATGCGTTCCTGAAACTCTCAACGGAAATCCCGGTCACGGCCGGCGAGATCACGAAACTCGGCGCGGCCGCCGGCGAGCTCGGCGTCGCGGCCGAAAATTTGCCGGCCTTCGTCAAAACGATTTCCGCGATCGGCTCCACTACGGACCTGGCGGCGGACAAGGCCGGCGAGGCGATCACGAAACTCGGCGCCGTATTCGGGACGGCCGAAAAAGACGCGGATCGATTCGGCTCGGCGCTCGTGGAGCTCGGCGGCAAGTCGGCAAATTCGGAGCGGCAGATCGCCGATCTCGCGGTGAAGATCGGCGCGGCCGGCAAGGCGATCGGCCTCTCGGAAGATCAAGTACTCGGATTCGCCTCCGCGCTCTCGAGTATCGGCGCCACGTCGGGCGCGCCGATCGAGCGGTTTTTCCTACAGATCAACGATGCCGCGCTCGCCGGCGGAAAGGCGCTCGAGGGATTCGCGAAGGTGGCCGGGCAATCCGTAGAGGATTTCCGTCATGCGGTACTGACGGACGCCGGCGGCGCGATTACCGCGTTTATCGAGGGCCTCGGAAAAATCACGGCGGCCGGCGGCAACATCGGCCCGATCCTCGATGGGATCGTGGGGAAAAATGCCGGCCTCAAAGATTCGTTGATCAAGTTGGCGGAGGCCGGCTCGCTCGTGGCCGATCATCTCGATACGTCGGCGCGGGCCTGGCGCGAAAATACCGCGCTCACGGACGCGGCCGCCAAAGGGTACGAAACCACGGCGGGCCAGCTCAAATTGCTATGGAATCAGATCGAGGCGGCCGGTACGATTCTCGGCCAGGCGTTTAAGCCCGCGCTCGATTTCCTGATAAAGACGCTCCAGGATCTCACGCCGGTTTTAACGGCGTTTGCGAAATGGTTTGCCGATCTACCGGGATGGATCCAGGCCGTAATTATCGTTTTGCCTCCGCTGATTTTTCTCCTGGGCCAGCTCGCGATCAAATTGGTAGAAATCCAAACGGCGGCCACGGCGGCCGGTTTCGAGGGCCTGGCGGCCGGGATCGGCCTCCTCCTCAATCCGGTAACGCTCGCGATCGCCGGCCTCGGCCTCCTCGCGGTCGGGATCTATTCGGCGGCAAACGCGCAAACCGAATTAGACAAAGAGGTTCGATCCGGGCTGCCGGCGTTTGACGCGCACACGAAGGCGATCAAAGACGCGCTCGAGACGTACGACAAGTACAAGGGCGCGGCGCATTTGACGGAGCAGCAAACGCGGGATCTCGAGGACGCTACGCGGACACTCGCGGACGCCTCCGGCATGACGGCGGGTAAGTTCAAAGAGGAGGCGGAGAAATCGGACACGTTGACGGCGGCGCTCCGAGAGCAGATCAAGGCGCGCGGCGACGCGAGCAAATCGGAACTAGACGCGATGATCTCGGAGCAAGGCCGGCTGACGGCGGATCTGGTCCAAAAGCAACAATTGCTCCAGGATTACCGGGATAAGAAAGGCATCGCGCCGGCGGACGTACGGCCGAATCAATTTTTGGCGCCGGATGTAAAAGATCTCAACGCCACGGAGTATCTCGGCCTTTTGCGACAACAGGAAAAGGCCGTACGCGATTTACAACTCGAGCTCGCGAAACTCGCGGACGAAATCAACGCGGTTAACGGGATCCAAAGTCATAACCTGGCAACGCTCCAGGGCACGTATCACGTTACGGTACAGCTCACGGAGGCGGAGCGCGCGGATGCGGAGCAAAAACGGCTCGCGGCGGAGGCGGCGCGCAAAAAAGCGGAGGCGGACGCGGCCGCGGCGGAGGCGGCGCGTAAGGCGCTCGAGGCGGCGCAAGCGGCGATCGATAAGGCCGGATTCGAGGCCTCGGTAGCGGGTACGCAAGCGGCGATTAAAAAGCTCTCGGATACGATCGTAATCGCCGGCAAAAACGGCGGAGTCGCATCGGAAAAAATCGCCGGGTACGTGCTCCAGCTCGAGGCGTGGCGCAAGGCCGGCTATCAGCTCACGGCGGCGGAGGAGGATTTCCGGCAAAAAAATATCGACGTACTCGCGGCGCTCGTGCCGGTTGAAAACAAAGTCAAGGATCTCCTCGCGCTCTTTCCAAACGTAGCACGCGAAGTCACGGCGGCCGGCGATGCGGAGAAAAAGTACCAGGAAGCACTAGACGGGATCGCTAACGCTGTCGGCCGGCCTGGCGGCGCGATCGCGCTCCTCAATCAATTTAAGGGCGTAGTGCTCGGGCCTCCTCCGCCGGATCGGTGGACGGCGGGAGCACAACGCGAGCTCGGCGTACTGATCGGCACAATGCGCGAGCTTGAGCAGCAATTTCGTACGTCAGAATCGGCCGGCGTGCGGGCGTTCGGACAAATCGCCGGCGCGGCGGTCGAGCTACTAAAAGATATCAAAGGCGGCGGCGGGCTCGTCTCCGGGCTGCAAGCGATCGGCGGGCCGGAAACCACGGCGGGCCTCATTCGCACGGCGGATGCCGTGTTACGGATCGCCGGCGCGCTCGTGCAGCTCGCGAACGGGACGCAAACGGCATCGCGCGGCATGAATACGCTGAACGGCATCATGGCCGGCGCGCAGCTCGGGACGGCTGTATCGCCGGGATGGGGCACACTGGCCGGCGGCCTGATCGGCGGATTGTTTGGCGCCTCCACGAATACGCGGATCATCGCGCAAAATCAGATCTCAGCGTGGGCGGATGCGATGTACGGCGGCCTCGATAAGCTCGAGGAGAAACTCGCGGCGATCAATCAGCAAGCGTTATTCGACAAACTGTGGAAATCGAAAAACGCGGAAACGATGCTCGCGACGATTCCGGAGATTACGCGGGCGCTCCAGGATGCGAACGAAGTACAACAGAAGATCGCCGCGGACAATGCAAAACTCGCGGAGCAACAGCGTACGGCGCTCGGGAAATTACAAGGGGCGCTCGAGCAATTCGGGGGCGTGATTCCTCCATCCCTGCGGGATTTGTTCGATCGGTTTAAGGATTCCGTCAAGATTCCGGACGATCTAAAACAGGCCTTTGACGATCTATCGGGTGATCCGTCATGGCAAACGCTCGAGCAAAAGGCGAAGGATCTCGGAATCGATCTCGCGGCGCTCGGGCCGAAGTTTAATCAGGCGCGGATTAAGGATATTGCGTTTGGCTATATCCACGATATCGAAATGTTCTCGGCCGCCGGCGCGGATCTGGACGGCGTACTAAGAGGCATGTCTGACGAGCTCTCCAACGTCTACCAGACGGCGGCTAAAACAGGCGTGGCGTTACCGTCAACGCTCAAACCGTACATGCAAAAGTTGGTAGATATGGGCCTTTTGGTCGATGAGAACGGCAACAAAATCAAAGATCTAGACGGGATCAAGTTCGAGGATATGGAGGATACCGCGCTCGGGCAGATCAAAAATATCCTGATCGAAATAAAAGGCCTGTTAGAGAAATCGTTACCGAAGGCGGCCGATGACGGCGGCGCGCATATCACGGACACGTTTAACGGCCTCCGTAGGACGCTCGGGCAAGGGATCGATATTCCGGTACGGTACCTGCCGGGCGATGGTGGGACGGCCGGGCCTGGGCCGGCGCCGGCGCCAGGGCCGCAACCGGGGCCGGAATCGGTGAGCGGCGGGTATCTCAATTGGGCCGATGGGACAACATTTGCCACGGGCGGATCGGCGGTGGGTGAGACGGTGACGGGCGCCGGCGCGCCGGTAAATATTACGGTCGTCTCGCAATTAGACGGGCGCGAAGTCGCGAGAAATCAAATCCGATACATACCAGGCGAGCTCACGCGGGCCGGGGTGTGACGCGTGGCCTGGCGCGTGACGATTAACGGGATCGATCGGACGGCGATCGTAGATTCGTTTACGTCGTCGTACGCGCTCAACGATCGCGGCCGGGCCACGGTGAAGCTCGGCGATTTCCTCCCGGATCGGTATCAGGAGCTCGTCTCGTACGGCGCGGACGGCGTAACGCCAATCTTCGGCGGGATCATCTTGCAACGATCGTTTACCGGGCGATCGCAAGTGGACGAATCATTTACGGCCTCGCTCGAGTGCGGCGATTGGTTCACGTACGCGGATTGGGTGTACGTCACGGCGGATTACGCGGTAGACGTAACGCTCCGGCAAGTACTCGCCGATCTCTGTGCGGCGGATAAGCTCGGCCAGTACGGGATCGTATTGGATCCGGGCCAGGTAGACGGGCCGCTCCTCGTGCCGTTCAATTGGGCGAATAAGCGCGTAAGCGATGCGCTCCGGGAGCTCCACGATCGGACTCAATACGTGGTCCAGATCTCGCCGGCCAAACGTCTCACCATGTACGCGCCGGGCACGATCGCGGCGCCGTTTGATCTGACGGAGGCCGAAACCAATTGCCACGATCTCACTTGGCGCGATTCGGATAAGACGCCATACAACGCGGTAACGCTCCTCTGTGGGCCGAATGGCCTCACGGCGATTTCGGAGGAGCGGCACTACGGCGACGGCTCGCGGCGCCGGTGGCCTCTCGATGCGCCATTCTCGAGCATCATCGGCGGCCTCATTACCGGCTCGGATGCCACGGGAGACGATCCAGGCGGCCACGAAGTCGGGATCGTCGGCGATCCGGCATCGGAGGATCGGATCTGGACGGTGGATCTCTCCACGAATGAATTAGTCCAGCGGGACGATCAAGCGATCCGGCAACCGGGCGAGTACCAAAAGATTTGGTATAACGCGGCCTGTCCGTTTACGGTGCGCGCGAGTACGGGCGCAACGCCGGTAGTCGAGTACGCGGAGGCGCGGCCGGATGTAATCTCGATTCCGGTTGGCACGGAGATCGCGGAGTCGATGCTCGAGGGATTCCAGGCGGCGCCGCGCGAGCTCCAGATCCAAACGGATATCGATGGCCTGGAAACCGGGCAAATGCTCTCGATCGATTTGCCGGCGATCCGGCAATTTTCCGGATCGTGCCTCGTTACGTCCGTCTCGCTCTCGATCATGTTGGATACGATCCAGGGCGATCGGTTCTGGCAGTACGCGATCGAGGCGATCGAGTCGGATCTCTACCAGGGATCGTATTTGGACGCCTGGCGCAAGATTGCCGGCAAAGGCGCCGGGACTACGGCGCCTCCGATTACCGGGAGCGGCGCCGGCGGCGGAACCGGCGGCGGTGGGACGGCGGGGCCGGCCTCGCCGATCTATCTCGGCGGCTCGAGACAATTCTCGCTCGAGCCTACGCCGGCGGCCTGGCTGCCGGTGCCGGATTTCGTGCCGTACGTGGCGCCGGCGGATTTCTCCGGCGTGGTGCGCGCGGACGCGTACGCCAGGCGGCCGGGCGTCTCCGTGCAGCTCCGGTTGTTCAACATTACGGACGGGACGCCGGCGGCGCTCGGCGCGATCGTGACAACTAACACGCCGGGCGCGTATCCACCGTTTAACGTGGCCGGCCTCAAAGATAAGGCGTACCGGCTCGAGGCGCTCTCCGGCGTCTCCGGGGAAGGCGTTTTCGGCATCGGGACGCTCGAGGTATGACGCAATGAAAAAAATTCCGG